TAACTGTTCCGCCTGTTGAAGAACCTGACGGAAGCGAGTTTAATCCTATAACTGCTTATAGCGGTTTAGCGTATAAAAAGAATTTGTATTATTTAGATCAAAGTAATAATGAAGTTTACAAATGTATTGATAGGGCTGATATCACAGAAAGCGGAGTTGTATTATATAATTTACCGCATGAATTAGTAAATGTATACTTCAATTTGGTAAGAAAGAACTAGGCTACTTATGTAGCCTTTTGAGGTATTATAATGAATGAAAAAGAACTAGAACAAAACACGATCAATTCCTTAAAAGAAGCACAGTTATTAGAGTTTTCTATAATGCTACTTATCCTAAACGAATTTGAAAAAGTGGCAAAAGGTGGCAATCAATCGGAAAGCACTAACACAATTAGAAATGATGCTCAAAAAGAAGTCGATAAATTTCAAAAAGCAATAGAAATAAGTATTTTAGCAACGCTTCAAGACTTAAATAAAAGCACTTTAGACGGTTTAAAAGGCTCAAAGGATATAAATTACTATGATGTGGATAAACACGCTGATAACATGCTTAAAAACGTGCAGAAATACGTTAAAACGAAAGGCTTTGTACTAAACGGGCAACGACTAGAAACATTTTTCTATAATCTATGTCGAGATGAAGCTACAAAAGTAGTAAATGGTGAGATAATGCTAGAAGAAGCTATAAAAAATGCTTGTCACAAGCTAGGGCAAAGTGGTGTGAGCGTAGTGACATACGAAAACACAACACGAAAAATAGATGTATACGTACGTCAAGAATTATTGTATGCTCAAAAACAGTCATATCAAGATATGCAGTTTAAATACGCTAGTGACAACGATATTACAGTTTTTGAAACCGACGCACACCCTAATGCTCGACCAACTCACCAAGTTTGGCAAGGGCGGAGATGGGATACAACGGGTAAATTATATCCTACGTTTGAGGAACTTTCGCACGGTAACGGTAGCTATAACGACTATAACTGTTTGCACGTAGTCGACCCCGTTGTTAATCCTGATGCACCGCTTAGATATACCGAAAAAGATTTAGCTAATATAAATACAAAGCCATTCAATTTTAGAGGTAAAACGTATGACGGATACGAAGCAAAGCAACATATGCGCTATTTAGAGCGCCAAATTAGGGCGTGTAAGCGTGAAAATAACTTATTGAGTGCAAAAGGTCTAGAAGATGAAAAACTAAGCCAAAAACTCAAGAATTTGAATACTGAATACAACCAATTTTGCAAGGCATTTGGAACTTATCCACGTACAAATAGATTAAGTGTTTACACAGAATAAAAACCATGCTATAATAATAGTGTCGAAAGACGACTCATTATTTTGGCATCCTCCATGTTTCTAAGCGCTTCGGCGCTTTTTTCTTTACAAATAATTTAATAGGTGATATAATAATATTGTGGTGATAAACCACGATAACCCCCTTTATTTTTTTAATACTGCTTCTTTGATTA